TGCTGTAGAACTTCTGATTGCCGCTGCCTGTCGTGCCGGGCGATACGGTGTAGGCGGTTGCGCTGCCGTCCGATAGCGTCGCGGTGAGCGTGCAGGCGCTGGAATACGCCGCCCAATAGATCGTCGCGGTTCGGCTCGTCGTATCGGCGGGCAGGGTGAATTGATAGCCCTGCCCGGTCGCAGTCGTGTTGTCGACGTAGATGCCGCCCGCGAGCGCCGTCGCCGATGCCGCGGGCGTGCCGTCCGTCCACGTCATTTTCGGGCCGTCTGTGTAGCCCGTCCATGTCACGCCCGAGCCGATCAGCGTCGGCAATCCGATCGTCGATCCGCCGCCCGATTTCCGATTGACGGATGTCGCCGACTGCGGAAATTGAATCCAGTCTGTTTGCGCCGGAGAAGAGAGGTTGAATGTCTCTGTGCCGGCGAGAAGTGTGTTTGAGCCGGTTAGAGTACCCACGACTCTCCCTTATGCGTTGCCTTCGGTGAGCGCGCCCGATGTGATGCTGACCTGTGCGCCGCTGACAATCGAAACCGTCGACATGACGATTTCAGCCGGCGCGGACGTGCCGACGTCCATATCAGCGACGAACGTTCCGCCTGACGTCGTGAGCCGCGCCCATGTCGCCGTGCCGGTTGCGGCAGCAGTTCCGGCCGTCGTCGTGTTGAATGTCAGCGTGCCATTGCTCGATGCGGGCGCGAGCGTCGCGCCGCACGTCACAGTCGCGAGCAGCGTTGTCGCCGTGCCGCCCGTCGCCGGGCGCGAGCCGGTGTAAAACTTGATGAGCGCATTCGCGCCGGCTTGCGAAGTGATTGCATCGAGGCGAGCATTGCGCGCGGTAGCGGACAAACCAATCGTCATGCGTGACTCCAATGAAAAAAGCCCGCACGCGGCGGGCTATTGATGCGATAGGGGAGGGGATTACTTGCCGAACTTCGCGGACATGCCGAGGCCGGTCAGCAGCGCGCCAGCGCCGATTCCGTATGCCTGCATGTCGAAGGGCTTGCCGGTGACGGTGCAGTAGATTTCGAGCGCCAAGCCAACCACGAAAGCCGCAGCCGGCCATAGATATGCAGGCTCGATCGTCAGGTTGTCGTCGCCCGTCACCACTTCGAGCAGTTTCTTAAACATGGTCGTGATGAATCACTTCGGCGGGCGTGAACTGCACGCCGTCTTTAAGGTATCGCTGGAGCACGAAAAGCGGGTACGGCAACGTGTGAATGCCCGTTCCCTTGCCGGTGTGGTGAACCTTGCAAAGCAAGATGCCCTGCGCTTCCATGTCGTCGACGAAGGAATAAGGATTCGCCGGATCGAAGTGCGTCCAGTCGTAATGCGGGAAATCCTGCTTCACGATTTCCCAGTCGATTTCGCCTTCCGCGAATGAGCGTTCAATGCCGGCGTGATGCGCTTCGAGCGGACCGACTTCATCGGCGGTGCGTCGGCAAATCCAGCAGCGCGGCGGGTCTTCGCGCTTCATCAGTTGCCGCTTCGACAGTTCGAAAAGGCGCGTTGTAGTGCGCGCCTCATGCGCCGGCGTCAGGACGTCGACGGTCAGCGTTTGCTTCAGTTCGTGTGCTTGCGTAGTTGGCATAAAAAAGCCCGCGCGAGGCGGGCGTTTGCGTTAGATGCCGAGCGCGGCTTTCGCCTTCGCCCACCTTGCGCGCCGCTGATCGGCGCCGAGCATCGCGGGATTGATGCGCCGGGTAATGGCATCAAATTCGCCCGCGTCCGCGAGCGCGTTCAGGCCGTGATTGATCCAGTAGAAGCCGGCGACAAGCGCAGCGGTGTTCGCGTCGTTGCGCACCAAGTCGGGATTCGCAACGATGTCAACGCCGATGTCTTTCGCGGCGTCGGCGAAGTTCGCGCGAAAAGTTGTCTGAACCAAACCGCTTCCGCGAAATCTGAATCCATCACCGCTCGCCGCGTTGCCGTTGCCGTACTTGTTCGCGTAGACCATGCTCGCGATTTGCTGCTGACGTTCGAGCGGCACGGCTTTCTCGTTCGGCTGTCGGCCGTACTTCACGGCGACCGCATACGTCATCACGCGCGGGAACGTCGCCATCAGCGCGGGGATTGCGTAATTGAACGATTCGGACGTCGCGCCGAGAGAGCCGGACTCATGGCCGACCTGGGCGAGAAATGCCGCGAGGCGTTGCGGCGTGTTGATCGAGTAGCGCTCGCATGCGGCGGTCAGCGGTGCGGCGAATTTGGCCGCGTTCACCGTCATCGACTGGCATGCGTTTTCGAGTAGGGCCGGCGTGATGACGATCGTCATTTGTCCGCCTTGCCGTCGAGTTTTGTGTCGATTCGATCAAGCTTGGCAAATACCGCCTTGATCGTGTCGTTCAAATTGTCGAGCGCCTTTTCGAGCGCGTTCGATGTGACGTAGGTTTTCGCGCATTCGAGCTTGAACGCGTCAAGCGTGTCCTCTGCCTTTTCAACGCGCGCGTGAAGCGATCGGAACAGCCACCAAATGACGACGCCGCAGCCAGTCGCGAGAAGAATCAGCCAGCCGTTGAGAATGTTGAAATCCATCGGTCATCCAAAGAAAAAGCCGCCCGAAGGCGGCTTGTGTGCGGTGCGAGGCTCGATTACCAGGTGATCGCGGTCACGGCATCAACGGTCGTCGCGGCTGCGATTTGAGCCTTCAGCATGGCGCGCTTCTGGAACCCCGCCCACCCTTGCGCGAGCATCGCGCCGTAAAGCCCTTGCAGGTCGGCAAGCGTGAAGGCGACAAGCGTGTTGTCTTCGGCTTTCCAGAAGAAGTTAGCCGGCACCGCGCCCGCGATGGTGTACCCCTGCGTCGCCTTGGCGAGAATGTCTTGACTGTCGGCGTCGGCTTGGAACGTCTGCGTCACGCCTGCGGCCGTCTTGAACGAAACGGGTGACTGCACGGCGTTCGCATACGCGGCGTCGATCGCGGCTTTCTGCGCAGCTTTCGCGGCGGCAAGCAGTTCGGCATCGGTCGGCGGTGCGGGCGGCGTCAATGCGCCCTTGACGACCGTGTAACCCTGCGTCGAGATGGCGGCCTGCCACTGCGCATCGGTGATATTGAGCACGGTCGCGCCAGCGGGAGCGGGACTATCAACGGTGTCGTAATAAGCGACGATTGCGCCCGTGTTGTCGTATGCGGCTTGTTTTTGGCCCATGATTTAATATCCAAACGAAACGTAATATCCAGGCTGAGTACCAATTGATGAACTGGAATTCCATGCCGCGAAACTAGTCTTCGGATTTCCGCCGCCCCCGCTATTAACCCCGTTAATAACCGGACTGCCCGACCCAGTTGCGCCAGCGCTAACGACTGTAGAAATAGCGGCGTTCGGATATGCAATAGGGAATGTGACAGTAAGCGAAGAACTTGCCGCAATTACTCCAACCTGCCCCCACTGGATAATCAACCCGCTCGGCAGCTTTTGATAGCCGCTTGCGGAGAGAACTGCGGTTCCTTGCCCCGATAAAACAATCCAGTTTCCGCCGTCGCACACCATGTCATACGACATTCCGGGGCTTGCCGTGATCGACGACGAGGTGTTAAGCGCGTTGAAGATCAAACCGGAGGGGGCCGAGATCGTTACGGTCACGCTTGAAACATAAAACGTGAACCGCAAGCCCGCTGCCGGAGCGGGGAGCGTTACCGTATAGCTCGACCCTCCACCCAACTGAAAATAGCTGCCGGATTGCGCGCCAGTCAGCGTCGTCGCCGTGCCGATCGTGTTGAAGCTCTTGAAGTTACCGATTTGCGCGAGAACCGACCCGGAACTCAGGAACGGAGCCCCGCTCACCTTCGCAATATTCGCCGCTGTGACGCTCGTCGCGCCATATGCGACCGTAACCGTATAGAGCGCGATCTGTCCGTTCGGCGTCGCGGGCGTCAACTGGTTGCCGGTCGTCGCCGGTACGCCGGTCGTGAGCGTGAGCGCGACCGTATCTTGACGCGTCGTGTTCTGCGGCGCTCCGGTTCCGCTCGGTCCGCTGTACGCTTGCGACGGGTTCGCCGCGTTGTAATACGGCAGCACGACGGCGTTCGCATCGGCTTCGAGGAACGATGCGGAAATGAGATAGACGATCGACTGCCCGGACGTCACCGGCGCGGGCGTGTTGAAGGTCTGCGCGGTCTTGAGAATGCCTTGCTTCTGCGTGACGGTCGAATCGGCCGCGAGCGAAGAATATGCCGTCACATCAAGCGCGGCCTGCGCATACACCGCGCCAGGCTGCACGATGACATTCATCGCAGCGGGCGTGTTCGGAACACAGCCGAGGCCGGTGAAGATGGTCGAAGTGCCGAGAACGTCTTGCGCGAACTGACCGAGCGCGAAATGGACGTTCTTGTTCGTGTTTAATATATCGGTTTCGAGGGGTATCTGACCAGCCCAAACGAGTTGACGATCCAAGTGAATCTCCAATGAAAAAAGCCCGCGCGCGGCGGGCTTGGTGATGCAAATTGGCGGGGATTAGTTACACAGCGCCAAGTTCGTGCAGATAGCGTGTGATGCCGTTGTACAGAACGGTCATTTGTGTCGCGGTCAGCGACAGCCCGCCATGCGCTGCTGCCAGTTGCGTATTGGCGTCGGCGTAACCGCCGTTTGCTCCCAACAGAATCACGTTTGAACTGCTAATAAACGTGTCGGCCGCATATGTCACAGTTTTTACAAGCGCGCCGTTTAGGTACTTGTCATAGCCGGCCGCATTGCTTCGGTTTAGCGCGAAGTGGCCGGCCGTCGCCGCACTCGCGAAATTGTCGGCCGCTGTTTGGTTTAGACGTGAACTGAAGTTGCCGCCCGCCGTATGCGCCGATAGAATAATCGCTGAACTCGCTGCTGTGCCCAGAACCGTCGATGATGCGCCAGTACCGAGGATATACGCGCCGAAACTTGCGCTGTTTAGTTCTACGTTAGGCGACGACATTGGACTGAGGCCAGTGTCGATGTATCCGCTCGTTCCGTCTGTTTTCCAGCCGCGATCTGCCGTAAAAGTTACGGCCCCTTTTAGCGTCGCGTTTTGGCGCGGGTTCGCGAGATTGATTAACGAGCCGGCCGAGTCGGAGTTCGCGAGGTACAGGAACGATAGGCGCTCGTAAATGCCATTCTCGATCAACTCGTCGAGGACCGACTTGATTAGCGCCTGCCGTGCGCTCGTATAGCGCGATCCGGCAAAGGCAGAGTTCCAGCGGCTCATGGCTGCTGCGGACTGCTCGCTTGCCGATGGCTTGCGCGCGCACAAATAGATCCGATTGGACCGCCGCCCGGCTGTTGAGCCTTGGGTGCATAGCACAGCAAGTTTGCCATCAACAAACCCGATCCCCTCCGGCTCGTTGTAGTCTCCGGCTTCAACCTTCGCCGCATCTGCCGTTCCAATCGGCAATGAGTCTCCCTTGCTGATGATCGCGCCCGTTTGAAGGTTGTACCCATAAATACTGCATGGCGTATTGCTCTGACCAAGGCCAGCAAGGATATACAGCACGCTACCCCTAGCGGCGAACGCCTGAAAAGGATTGACGCTAGGACCGCCGGGGAATTGGTCGAGCGGAACACTCCATTCATAGAGCGCGCTGCTGCGGTAGTCTCCCGGTCCTGATGCGATCAGCGTGGCGAGGCTGTACACACGAACAACACTAGGATACGCGTTTATCGCTACCAAGTGCCGCTGATCATCCGTGATGGTGACGCTCGTGTAGTTTGTGCCCGATCCCCCATCAAAAAATTGATACTCCTGCGAATTATCCGGCTGCGCTCCCGCGACGTAAGCGAATCGCACCGCCTTGCCGACATTCGCACTGGCAGACCACAGCATTGACCCGTTCGCCGTGTATTCAAGCGAAAGCCCCTGATGTCCGAGCCGCGTAGTCGCCAAAGATGACGACATGGCAACTTGACCAACAGCCCCATCGAGGTCGAACTGAGCGACAGTTTGGTCGGCGGCGTACAAAACATAAAAGCACCGACCCACCTCATCAGCGACAAAACCTTGCGGCTGGTAGCGACCAGTCCCGCTGATGACAAAAAATCTGGCATACGCTTGATTTGCGCTCTTAATCGCCGAGTATTCGTGCGCGAGGCTCAAGCGCGCGTCGACCTTTGCCCCGAAAGCGTTGTTCAGGTCATCATGCGAAAGAACCTGCCCCTTAGAGAACGTCGTCCCCATTCGGAATCCTATAAAAAAGCCGCCCTAGTCGGCGGCTGCGACTCTTATTCATGTCGGCTTAAAGCAAACTCGACTCGTCGATGACGAAGTTGTAATCGAGACGCGAATTAGCCACGCTAAGATCGCCTTGGATCGAAACCCATGCGATCGTCGCGGCGGGAAGCACGGATGCGATTGCGGCATAGATCGCCGCGTCGGTGACGCCGCTCGTCATATCGCCAACATCCGCATAGGACGCGCGCGAAGGTGTCGCATAGCCCCCCGGCGATGTGCCGTATCCCTGAACGTATGGAATGCCGGAGCCGGATGGCCGGTATGCGGTTATGAACGCCTGATAGTTGAGCAGCAGCGAGCCATATGCGCCCGCCACGCCATAGCCGAGCGTGTTTGTCGCGTAAGCGCCCGTATCCTGCGGTCGAGTCGGCTCGATGATGGTCGGCGCGCGCCCGGTGAGGTCCGTCAGAATCTTCGTCACAGCCGCGCGTGTGCCGCGCTCTCGGATGATGTTGATTTTGATGCGCGTGCGATATGCAGCGTCCGTCTCGTTTTGCAGCCGGAGCAGACCGGACGGGCCGAAGTAATCCGCCGCCGAAATGTCGAGCCATCCATCGGTTGACGTTTGCAGCCGGGTTTGTGCGAGCAGATACACATACGCCGCATAGACCGTCACGAACGCCGACGCGATGCCGCCGATCAGCGCGTCGAGAATGGGCGAACTGGAACCGAACCAGCCCGTCGGCATGCGCGCCTTGATGCGCGCGAAGAAATCCGCTTGATCACCTGTCGCCATCAAGACACCGAAATGGTCGAGGATTTGATGACCTGCTGATTCGTCGCCGCGAGGTCAACCGTCGCGCCGTTGATCGTCAGGGTGAGCACGCTCAACACGTCGCTTGATGCGTCAATCGCGATCTGACCGAGCTTGAAGTAGGGCAACTTCGCGCCGAGCGGTAGCGTGTTGATGTACGTCGAAATCGCAGACTGCACGAGCGCGCACGTCGTAGAGTGATTGACGCCGGTCGATGTCGTTTGCAGTGTCATCACGACGCTTGCATTGACGACCGTCGGCGCGAACACGCCGAACGTCGAAGTGAACGGCCGCACCGCGTCGATCGCGTTATAGACGGCCGATAGCACAGGCGAACTCGGCGCTCCGGTTCCGTCATCGACGACGACGAAGAAATACCCCATCTGCGTAACGCCGGCTTTCGTCTGGTTCTCGACGATCGCGTATGTGAAGTTCGATCCGAGCGCCGTGATCGCCGCGCCGATTGCCGCTTTCGTCGCCCGCGCGAGTGACGCGAGGTATCCGACAAAGCGCGTGCGCGCGGCGGCGTCTGTCTCCGCATCGACGCCGTTCGTGAAGGGCAGGGCGTTCGTCGCCGTGTCGACAAACGGAATCGACTGATAGAGCACGGTGATCGTGTTCGCGCTCACGTTGCCCGACGAATCCGGCAGACTGAGCGAGTTTGAGCCGGGCGTGATGCTGACGACCGCGCACGTCACCGAGGCTTGACCGGCCGCAATGACGAAGCCGCCGAGCGTCGCGCTATATGCCGCGTTCGTTGTGTCCGCGACCACCTTATATTGCTGCGTGCCGTCGCCAGTCTGAACGATCGAGCCGACCGGGACGAGCGCTTGCTGCGTCGTCGTGAAGCGCGAGAACGTGACCGAGCCGCTTGCCGCTGTCGGCGCGAGCCGCGTGAAGCCGTATTGAGCGAACCAGGTGTCGAGGTCCGCGCCATTCGACGTCGCCGCGCGCGTCAGTGCGATCGCGTTCAGAATCAAGCCCTGAAGCCAGAGCGCGACCCATGCCGTACCCTCGCCGATGGCGCGGAGCACCGAGCCGATGACGAAGTTCACGAGCGACGAGGCGGCGCCCTGCACAGTCGTCGCGAACCCGGTCAAGATTTGCGTGAATGATTGGGTATTGACGCTCATTGATTGATGTCGAAGGAGAGGGTTTCAGTCGTGCCGGTGATCAGGTCCGCGTACTGGATATTGATCGTCGCGCCGTCGTTAAACGGCGTAATGTCGATCGTCGGCGAGGGATTGCGTGCGACACCGGGAAACGAGACGACAACGCCGCGCACGATCGCACGAAGTTCCGCGACGTTGAGCGTCGAGCCGACGCGCCGCGGCAAGCCCGCGCCGAAGGTCGGGTGATCGGAATAGTCGGCGGTCGCGAGCGGGTTGCCGGCGCGGTCGGAAAGCGCCGGGTTCGTGAGCAGCGCGCGGAGGATTTGCTGTTGCGTCGTGTCGCTGCTATCGGCGAGCAATAGATCACCGGAGGCAGAAACCGTTAGGTCGTTGCTCCAGAAATGGTAGATGTCACTCATACGGGCGCCCCGGTGTTGCTCGAACCCGACTGAACGCCGCTGTGCGTGTGCGTGCTGCCGATGCTCTTGCCGTTGTTGGTGATCGTGCCGGTTGTCGCGAGGTTGCCGGTGATCGTCGACGTCGCGCCGGTTCCGTTGTCGCCCGATACCGCCATGCCGCCTTGCCCCGTCATCGTCTGCTTGACTAGCAGCGTGTTATCCATCTGCACCGGGCCGACGAAATGGTGCTGCGTCGCGGTGTACGTGATGCTCGACGTCGCGGTGACGGTGATCGTGCCGTCGCCGTTGAACTTCATCGCGCTGCCCGACTTGTGGACGATGTACGTGTCGCCGCTTGGCACGGCGGGCGGCATGTTGACGTTCGAGAAGAAGCGCCCGACGATGCGCGGCGCGTTCGGCGAGGCGTTATCGAACGCGACTTGCACCATGTCGCCGATGTTCGGCCCGCACACGATGCCGAAGCCGTTGCCGACGCCTGCCGCGCCGAGCGGAATCCACCCGGCAACCTCGACGCCTTCCGGCTGAATCGCGACCTTGACGGCGTGCTTTGCCGGGTCATACGACGTAATGAGGCCGGTTCGCGGCGTCGTCAGGTCGAGCATCGCGAGCGCCGCGCGCTGACTCATTGCGTTAGCGAGACGGCTCAATTCGCCTCCTGCGTGTCGGGTGAATGGTTCTTGGCGCTGACGTGCAGCGTGTAGCCGTTCTCGAAGTCGAGCGCGCGCCGCAGCGAGTCGGGGTAGTAGGTTTGATCGAACGCGGTGCCGGTGCCGCTCAATGCGATCAGGCTCGATACCGTGAGCGCGTCATTACCCTGCGCGGGAATCGTGAACTCGCATTTCATCTCGTGCTGGATGATCTGTGCGTACTTGGCTTGCGCGAACTGCAAGACTTTCTCTTGCGTGAGGTTCGGGACGCTGTAGTAATACGTCTGCGATCCGCTGCCGATCTTCGATGCGCCAGGCTTGACCGTCGTTTGCTTGCTCGGCGGATAAGTCGACGTGAAAACCTGCTGCGCGGCGTCGTTCCATGACCGCACGACGACGACGATGCCTTTCGAGACGGTCAGCGCGCGCTCCAACTTCAGCCCTT